CGTTTTAAGATTTTTAACTCTAACGGTAATGTCTTTATTAGGAAATCTAATTTGGTAGATTTGTGTTGGTTCGGCGAAAATTGTGTCGTCAATTAGTTCTATCTGTCTTGTTGAAGGATTTGAATATCTTTGTGATGTTTGGGATGATGAGTATTGACCTCCAACTTTATTAAAAATTGAAATATCCGATAATGAAATAACCCCATTTTGTCCCTGTATAAGTCTTCTTAATTCCGATATATTAACGTTTTTACCTAATTGCGAATTGTTAGGATTAAAGTAATCGGTCGCTTGATTAATAATACTAGTTATTACGTTACCTTGGTTTTGAGTATTATCTAGTACAACATCAATATTTAAAGATAAATCAATAACGTTGGCAGTTTCTATTGAAACATAATCATTTATCATTCTATAATTAGATAGATAGTTTGCGATATTACTTTTTAGCGTATTAGACACTATCTCTGTTAAACTACCTGTCTCGTCAAAAGACAATATCTTTATTTTAATTTTATTATTTTCTTCTACTATAGCGGCTTTTGCGGGTGCCCCAAATTGTGATGGCATCGTTCTTAAAATAGAATCATAATCATTAACCGTAACCGCTCTGTTTTGAGCAGCAAAATTAAAACTGACTAAATTTCTTATCTCTTCTATAGTTGGTAACCCAGCACCACCAATAGCTGCCGTAACGTTATTACACCTTAGTGAATTAACAACATTAGTATTTTTCGTGTCTGAAGGACCATTTACAAAAAATGACACGGTACCAATTTGTGTTATAACATTAACTCCTAAGTTACTTGTTGTTCCACCACCAATTCTATATTGAATGAATAGTGTTGAATTTGATTTTAATGTACTTCCTAATGCAAAATTATTTGAATACTTATATAAATCTAAGTTGTATCCGTTTCTAGCAAATTCTCTTAGTTGTTCATCAGCAGATTGAGATCCTCCACCAAAAGTTAATTTACAAAAACCTTCAGGTGTGAATTCGGTTATAAATCTATCACTAGTTGTAATATATGAACCTACTTTAATTCCAGGGTCATCAGATACTTTTGTGGGGTCTTCAGTAAATACTCTATCTTCAATAAGAGCTCTAACCTCATACCATCTATTTTCAGTCCCTAAAAATTCTTGCGATGAGGGTACATTAGCATATTGTGTTCCGTCTTTTAATAAGACACTTGTTACACCTAAAACATTTTTTTCAGGTAAAAATAATTCAAAAAAAGGTCTAACGTCTAATGGTGTGATAGTTCTTTTTAAAACTTTAGTTATACCATTAACAACCGTTTCTCTTTTTGTTATTGTATAACTTACTAATTTGTTTCTGGAGTCAAAATTAGGTATTTTTAATCTATTAGGAAAACCTTCCGCGTTTACTGGAGATGTAAAATCTATATCGTACACGGTTTCAAATACTTGTCCCGCACCTATAACTTGAGATCCTCTTCTCAATATTCCACAATATCTCAAATCTTCAGCGTCACCATTTGCGTCAACGGTTATTGAAAAATCGACTAATGCAACTGATGGTCTTTGTCCGGGTATTTTTAATCCGTAAGTTCTTGCTATGTTATAAATTGAGGATTTTTGTTGAGCATATTGTAGTACGGTTTCTTGAATACTTCTATCAATATTAAATTGTAGATTATCGGTTACCGCGGCATTTAAATCAATTAAAACCGAAAATATTGAAGCGTCGTTAAAATTATCAACTAGATCAGGATAATAAGTTTTCGTAAAATTTATTAATTCAGTCCTTATAGATTGAAAATCTCTAGTAGTGTATGATATTTTTTTATTAGCCATATTAATTAAATATTAATAATTACAAAATCACTAGGATTAAAAGCACTATCAGTAATAATATAATCTATTTTTATTTTAGCGGTGTGTTCTTTTATACCTATATTTGGAACGGTATAAACTCTTTCTCCATTGTCAATATATGTCCCCTTATTTTCTTCATCTTCTGATGCGTCTTTTATTTCAATATTGGTTATTGTTATATTTGGAATATATTCGGAAACACTATCTCTAATTTCGGCCTCAAGTTGTGAAAATGTTGGACCATCCATCGGTTCAAAAATGTATTCATATAGTCTAGTACCAAAATCGGGTAAATAATATCTAGTTCCCTTTTTAGTTAAAAGCAGATGAATAAGATTAGACCTTATTTCTTCATCTTGACTATCAGACAAGTCAAAATAGGTTCCCGTAAAAGAATCTCTAAAAGGAAAATTTATTCCGTAACTCATAACTATTATTTTAATATAAATATAGTGTTATATAAAAAATCCCGACACAATGTCGGGATTATTGTCGGGATTATGATGAACATCCAAAACATTCAAATTCAGAATCTTTTGGTTTTTCAGGTAAATTCATTTTTGAAAAATCAACCTTTGGTTGTTCAACTTTTTTAGGTTTATCTACTTTAGATATGTCAACCGCTAAGTGTTTAGCCCCTGTTGAGATTGCTTTTGTTCTAACATAATAACAAAGTGTCTTTAATCCTTTCTCCCAAGCGTGGAAGTGAGATGATGTTATTTTAGATATTGAAGGATTCCCCATATAAATGTTCATTGATTGTGATTGGTCGATGAATGGCGCTCTATCCGCCGCCATATCAATAAGTTCTCTTTGTGATATCTCCCAAATTGTTTTGTATTTAGGGATTAAGTGTTCAATTCTTTTAACTTTTTTATGGTAATTTTTTTCTTCAGTATCCAAATACTTGTTAAAATTAATATTCTGAATCGAACCCTCATTTAATATGATTTCATTTTTTAAGTCTTCGCACCAAATTCCAAGTTTTTCAAAATCATTAATTAGATATTTGTTAACAATCATAATTTCACCACCAACAACTCTACGATTAAAAATCGCTGAATGAGCCGGTTCGGTCATCTCATATGAACCTGTTATTTTAGCCGAACTCGCCACCGGCATTTGAGCCGTAAATAATGAGTTACAAACTCCATACTTTTTAACATTTTCTTTTAAATCTTCCCAAGGCCATCTTCCCGATAAATCTTGTTCTTTTAATCCCCACATATCAAACTGAAACACTCCTTTTGACATAGGTGAACCTCCAAAGAATTCATAAGGTTTGTAATTACCTTCAATACAAAGTTTATTACTTTCGGAGATTGCTGCGAAATATATTGTTTCAAATATTTCTTTATTTAATTTACGAGCCTCATCGGAAGTAAACTTGTAATCCATAAGATAGAATACGTCAGCTAACCCTTGCGTTCCAATCGCAATTGCTCTTTGTTCAAGACCTCCTTTTCTACCCTTTTCTGTTGAGTAGTTGTTGATGTCTACAACTTTATTTAAAGCTCTAACCACTTTTTTAGTTTCATTATAAAGTAAGTTAAAATCAAATTTACCATCAATAATAAAGTTCTTTAATACCATAGATGATAAAGTACAAATAGCGGTTGTTCTTTCATCAGTATATTGATAAATCTCATTACATAGGTTTGATTGTTTAATTACACCTATATTTTGATGATTCGTCTTATTGTTTGCATTATCTTTAGAACATAAATAAGGAACACCTGTTTCTACTTGAGATTCTACTACTTTAGACCAAACATCTTGAGCTTTAACTTTCTTACCCAACCCCATAGAAACCGCCTTGTCGTAATTTTCCTCATATTCTTGACCATAACATTCTTGTAGTGGTTTTATTCCCGCTCTTTTAATGTCGTTAGGACAAAACAAATACCAATCAGAATTATTTTTAACCGCCCTCATAAAATTATCAGGAATCCAAAGTGCGGTAAATAAATCTCTCGCTCTTAATTCTTCGGCACCCGTATTCTTTTTAATGTCTAACAAATCGAAAATATCTTTATGCCAAGGTTCTAAATAAATTGCCGCACTTCCAGGTCTTCTACCTTGTTGATTAAAGAATCTTAGTGATTCATTAACTATTTTAAGATATTTTAAAAGACCTCCCGCAAAACCTCCTGATGATGATATTCTACTTTCTTTACTTCTTATATTAGACATAGATAAACCAATACCTGCCGCGTCTGATGAGTATGTTGATATATCATTTAAGGTGTGTAATAATCCTTCTCTTGAATCTGAATTATTATAATGTAGTACACAAGACGCTAATTGAGGGACTTTTGTACCCGAATTAATCATTATCGGTGTTGCCGGTGAAATTAACTGATTAGATAATGAATTATAATAATCAACCGCCTCTTCAAATGTTTTAGTCACCCAAACCGCAACTCTCATATACATATGTTGAGGTCTTTCAACAACTTTACCATTTGGTAATTTTAAAAGATACATTTCTTGTAATGATCTCCAAGCGAAATAATCAAAATTATAATCGTTTTCGTGATTAATTACCTCATCAATCTTTTCTTTACCATAAAGAACCATAGTATCAATAAATTCATCATTAAGAATCCCACTACGATGTAATTCCATCATAGTATCGTAAAAACTTGGATTAGTTTCTTTATGATAAGACGAAATCGCTACTGACGATGCTAGTCTTGAATAGTCGTGATGACTTCCGGTATAAGCCGCGGCAATTTCATATACCAACTTGTCAAGTTCTTTTGTAGTAATACTACCTTCAACCGGAACTGATGTTATTACTTTAATAAAAATCTCATCGGAGTTAACATTTAACCCTTTTGCAGACCTTTTAATTCTATTATAAATCTTTTGTGGGTTAAATGAAACTTCATCACCACCTCTTTTTTTAATCTTTAATGACATCATAATTAGAAATCCTCCGTAAAATTGATTGTTTCGTTTAACTTAGCCTTTTGATATTCAACGGTTCTTGATTCAAAGAAATTACCCTTTGTCTCAACCGCAATTTGTTCCATAAATTTAAATGGTTGTTCAACATTAAATTGTTTTTGACATCCCATTTTAATTAAAAGACCGTCAACAACAAATTCAAGATATTGTTTCATTAAATTTGAGTTCATACCTATTAATGATACAGGTAAAGATTCTGTAATAAATTCTTTTTCAATCTCAAGTGCAGATAATAAAATTTCTTTTATTCTTTTTTCGCTTGGTTTGTTTTCTACGTGATTATTTAATAAATGAATTGCAAAATCACAATGTAAGTTTTCATCCTTAAAAATTAAAGAATTTGCATTACATAATCCTTGCATAACACCTCTTGATTTTAACCAAAATATAGAACAGAAAGACCCTGAAAAGAAAATGCCTTCAACCGCTGCGAAAGCTACTAACCTTTCTTGGAAAGATGCGTTGTTTATCCATTCTAACGCCCACTTAGCTTTCTTTTGAACCGCAGGTAATCTATCAATAGCGTTAAAACATTCATCTTTTTCTTTAGGGTTTGATACGTAAGTATCGATTAATAAAGAATACATTAGTGAGTGAATATTTTCCATCATTAACTGAAATCCGTAAAAGAATTTTGCCTCAGGATATTGAACTTCTCTGTAGAAATTTTCTGCTAAGTTTTCATTAACAATACCGTCCGAAGCCGCGAAGAATGAAAGAACATTTTTAATAAAAAATTGTTCGTTCTCAGTTAATTTTTCCCAATCTCTAATATCTCCCGTTAAATCTATTTCTTCCGCCGTCCAAAAAGCGGCTTGATGTTGTTTGTAATACTCCCATATATCGTGATATTCTATTGGGAATATGACAAATCGATTAGGATTCTCTTTTAAAATTTTTTCCATACTTTAATTA